GAAAGCCTTGGCATCTCCTATCGCACGGTAGAGGAGCATCGGGCCAACCTGCTGGGGAAATACAGCGTTCGCAACACAGTCGAACTGGTGCGGGCTGTCTACAAGATCGGCGAGGCCGTGGATGCCGCCTGAGAAAGCAAAGCTCGCCTACATGACCTTTCCGTCTCCTGGGGTCTTCATCTTCAACTACCAGATCGGAGACGGCGAGCTTCAGCATATCGAGATTTCAAAAGCGCATCTGGCCAACGTTCTCATTGATGCCGCTTCAGTTGCCTTGCGTGAATACTCATCATCACAAATCGGGGATAGGCATGAAGGAAGCAGGGCACAATTCGAACAGCCAATTGAAGGCAATAGTTGAGCGCATCGAACACGTCGAAGCGGAGATAAAGGATCTTCAGAACGGTCGCAACGAGATCTATGCCGAGGCCAAGTCAAATGGCTACAACGTCAAGGCGTTGAAGGACGCTGTTCGGCGCCGCAAGGCCGACGCCAATAAGCGTGCTGAGCACGAGGCTCAGGTCGATCTCTATATGAACGCGCTGGTCTCGCTGGTGCGCTCATGAAACCGGATGCATACGACGATGGACTCGATGCTGACGGCTATCCAATAGTTGAAGAGACTTCGCTGCGATATCGCCGCGGCTGCGAGAAGGATGCCGGCGACTTCAAGCCACTGAAACTGGCTCACGTCACAGCGACGGCCATTGAGCGCATCTCGGCCATGCTCGAGATCGGCGGCAACTGCGATAGCCCGATAGAGGCGCAGATCGGCGCGGCTATCCTGATGTTTTTTGAGCGCGCCGGCTGTCCGCTGAAGCTGTGCAAGATGATCGACGTCAGGAACGCGCCTGATGAGCTTCTGCTGGTCCCGCAGTTCGCCTGGAGCTTCTACCGGTCGGATTGGGCCATCCTGAACCCAACACGCACCGGCGCCCTTCTAATTGAATGTGACGGCAAGGAGTTCCACTCCTCGGCCGAGCAGAGGAAGCACGATTGGCAGAAGGATACCAACGCGCATGACCGCGGGTATCTGACCATGAGGTTCACGGGCTCTCAGATCTTCCGTGATGCTGACGGCTGCGCTCAGAAGATCTTTGATGCGGTGCAGGGTTGAACGCAACACGGGAACTTATAGCCGCGCTGGTCGCGGGTGGAATGGATGCTGCTTACGCGGCCGGCCTGCTCGCGCGGGCAGGCGTTGAGATGACAGGCGAGCTGACGAGAAACATGTCGAGCGGAATGTCCGCATCGAATCCGGTGGAAAGTCCGGAATACCGCGCGCAGGAAAAGCGCCGGGCATGGGATCGCGAGCGGAAACGGCGACAGAGGTCTGGTGGAAAGTCCACCGGACAGTCCGCAATGTCCACCGGAAACGTCCACCGGATTCCACCGGACAATGCGGACATGCGCCTATCTTTAGAAGTTAAGAAAGAAGGTCTTTCAGTAGGAAGGGAAAGGAAGAAAGGAAGCAGACTATTGAGTGATACGCGCGTGAGCGATGAACAGCGCGCAATTGCAGTCGCATGTGGATGTCCACCGGACAGAGTGGACGCGGTGTGGACAGAGTTCGTGGACTACTGGTCTGACATTCCGGGCAACCGAGGCTGCAAACTCACTTGGAACGGAACCTGGCGCAATTGGGTGAAGCGAAACTTTGGGAAATCGAATGGGCACGCAATTAGCAATCATCGAACCGATCCAGCCGCCGGACGTGCGACGGCCCGCGAGGCTCAGCAAATTTCCGCAATGGGTCGAGCGGCGGCTAATCGCCTTGCGTCGCGAGCACCAGCCGGGACCAATGGGCCGCTACCGAGAGACGCCGGTTTTGCCGGCGGGTTTGATCTTGGAGGCCCGACAAAGAATGTTGATTGAACAGCACGTCGCGGCGATCGACCTCATTTTTCAGATGACGCCGGAGAACGGCGCCGAATATGCCGAAGAAACGACGATAGCGGTTTCGAAAATGACCATGGTGCTGGCTGGTCGTGAATCCGGTGACTTCGCATCGGAAGCCAAGGGCGAGGCCTTCATTGACGCTCTGGAGGATGTGCCGAGCTGGGCTGTCCAAGAGGCCATGCGGAAATGGTACCGCGGCGAATGCGGGGCAGGGCACGATTACAAATGGCAGCCCGCCCCGGCGACGTTGCGCGATTTGGCGATGATCGAGGTCTATCGCGCCAAGTCCATCCGGCGAAGATTGGCGGATTTGGCTGCTGCGGAGCCCTTGATCGAGATCACGCCGGAGCATGAGGCGGCCATGCGAGCCCGCATCGCCCAATATCTGAATGTGAGGGGCGCATGATCCGAGATCCTTCCGACGGCTCAACCAAGGAAATCACCGTTGAGGCCAATGATATCAATCGCGTGGCTCCGAAAAAGGCTTCAGAGGAAATCACCCCCTCCGGCCTCCGCGAGCCCTCGAAGCGCGGCGACGTGCAGGCTCGGCTGGAGGCAAGTCGGGAGTGGTTGAAGGCCTACTTTCAGCGGAAGGTAGGCGCCGGTGTCTGATCAAGCCGCGCTGTGGATCATGGTGACCTTAGCGTGGTTGGCGATCATCGTGCTGGCCTACTCGCGCGACAACTTATGCGCCCGCGTGAATGAGCTGGAGCGCAGGCTGGGCGTATGGCCTGGCGGCATTGACTTGCGAAACCGAACCGAGGGGGACGAGCGATGAAGACCGGCGACAGCGTAAAAGTGTGGTTACCCTTCGAAAGCCCATGGGCGATCGTTTTGGCGGCACTTCCTGACGGGAGGCTTCTGGCGCGGATCAATAATGATTTGATCTGCAGTTCGAGGCACGGGTTTCAGTTCGGGGACGTCGCGACCTTCGAAATCGAAGAGACCGCCGACTACAAAATCTGGAAGCTTGCCGCTGAGCAAGTCCGCATCGGGCCGAGCTTAGTCGTGACGTAAGGGGATGATCATGGAGCAGCGCAATGACTGAGACCGAGGAGACGGTTGAGCGTGTCGCGCACGAAATCTTACAGGAAGCCTACAGAACAGGTGGAGTTTATTTATCTTTGGGGGTGGGGAAAGCTTGCGCCCGCGCCGCTATCGCCGCGATGCCCTCGCCGTGGCGGACGATAGACAGCGCGCCGAAGGATGGGACGCGAGTGTTAGGTTATTTCCCCGGCATGGCTGGCTACGCCTCTCGGCTTGATGTGCAGTCAATCGCATGGACCGGGTGGGGTGGTGGAGCGTGGGAAACAATCGGAGGTGGTAAGCCACTCGGTAGCGAGATAACCCACTGGATGCCCCTCCCGCTTCCCCCGGAGGCCCTGAAATGAGCGTCTACGCGCCAGACCTCTATCCGATCCGCCGCTCTCGCGTGTTCACCCCGGAGCGTGACGCCTATCTACGGGCAAATCCGACCGTCGATCCTTTTATCCTGGCCGACGCGCTCGGCGTCAAAGCCCGCACGATCTACATGTACCAGCGCAGGCTGGGGATTCGTCTGTGCACATGGCACCATCACGGAGCAGCGGAATGAGCGAGATGGTCTTTACTGAAATGAGCAACCCCGTCAAATTCGAATGTCGTCCTGAGGACACCACGCTGAAAATCAGTGTGGTTTTGAGGGAGGATGGCGAAGGCGAATTTACCGCGCGTCCGATCTTAGTCATGCGCCCCGGTGGCCACCTGTGCGGGCCCCTGCAGATATTTGGGATGGACGGGACTATCTTTCTAGATCTGAAAGCCGGGGAGATTTACCCCTGCGAAAGTGGGGCAAAATGACGAGAGCACGTTCACCGTACAATCCCGCCCTCGCCGAATACCAGATGAAGCAAGCGGAAGCGGAAGCTGCGCGTAAGCGGGATCGCAAGGCGCGCGACCTCAACAGGGGTATCAGCAGCCACGTCGCCGCGATCGAGGTCGACAATCCAGATGCGACCGAGCCCGGTGATAAAATCGCCGTGATGCGCAACCTGCGTGATGACCCGCTGGCCCGGCTGCATTCCCGCAAGTCGATCAACGAAGCTCAGTATCAGGCGGGCAGGGCATTTCAGGCCGACTGGGAGACCGCTTCCCGTGGACCTCGAGCAATCGACCCCGGCAAGGAAGCCGTTGACGGCGGAAGGATGCCGGAGGCGATCACCGAACCACAGCGGCGGGCCGTGGCACGTCTGGCGCAGATCGACCGTGGCTTGGGGCCTGACGGAGCCGCGCTCACCAGGGACGTCCTCATTGAGCGGCTGGCCTATGTGGAGATCGCCCGGCGCCGTGACCTCCCCGGCAAGCGGTGGGAGGAGTATTTCGGGTTTCGGTTTCGGCTGTGCCTTGACCTGATGGCGGCAGTCTACGGGTTTTCGAATGAACGCCCGCCGCGGGATTGTGTGCATAATCATCATCGCACTTGACCCCGGGGAACCTTCATGTCCTTTTGTCAGCGTCGGCGCGAAGTGATTTGGTCCCGGCACTGCCCAAAAGCGACCTCCCGTTTAGCAGACAGGCGCTTTAGTCAGAACTAGCTGGTCTCGTGGTGGGGTAACATCACGGACCTCCTTTCAAAGCCCCGGCGCAGCAACGCCGGGTTCTCCGGTCCCGGCACTGCCCCCGCCCCGCTTACGGCCTCAGTGCAATTCTGAGGGGGATCGCCAGTTTTAACTGGAATTATTTTGACCTCAATCCACGAACTGCAGCAGGTTATCTGGCTCGACACGCCAAAGGGCCTTGCGCTTGCAAAGTTCCTGATCGACCGCGGCACGGATTCGGATCTGGAGTGGGTCACCGCGATCAACGAAACCGGCGAATGCTGGACGTTCTCGAACGAGGATATCCGCTTCGCCAAGAACCTGACGCTCAACCGACGATGCGAGTGGAACAAGAATGCCAGCCCTGACAAATCCCAAGCATGAGCCTTCGGAATTGCGGGCAGTTTTGCGTCTTTGCCCCGTTACCTGGAAGTTCATTTGGCTAAAGGATATTGGACGGGCAAAGCAGGGGCAGATTGCCGGAACTGTCCAAAATAATGGCTATCGGATTATTCGGTTCGAAGGTCGCTGCTATCTTGAGCACCATCTAGTCTGGTTTTTCTTTTATGGCGCATGGCCTCCGCAGCTGGACCATCGTAACGGAAATAGGTCGGATAATGACCCATCTAACCTAAGGTTGGCTGGGAATTCTGAAAATGCAGCAAATTCAAAGACATTTTCTACAAATACCTCTGGCTTCAAAGGCGTCAGCATTACGCCTACAGGGAGATGGCGCGCTTATATTATGAAAGATGGAAAGCAGATCTTTCTGGGCGTGTTTTCTGATCCGCAAGCCGCACACGAGGCTTACCAACTAGCGGCGGCTAAGTTTTTCGGCGAATTCGCAAGGGCTGCTTAAATTGCCATCTCTTGAAAATCCGAGATGGGAACGCTTTGCTCAGGAATTGGCGAAGGGCAAAACTGCTGATGAAGCCTACGTGATTGCCGGGTATAGCGAAAATCGTGGGAACTGCATTCGGCTGAAAGCAAATGAAAGCGTCTTGAGACGCCTTACGGAGCTTCAGGAGCGCGCGGCAACTAGAGCCGAGATATCCATTGCCAGCGTTACCGAGAGCCTGCTGCGGATCGCAGAGAAGGCCGAGCAGCTCGGGGAAGCCGCTGGCCTGAACGTCGCTAAAACCGCATGGATGGATGCGGCGAAGGTCAACGGCCTGATCGTCGACCGGGCCGTCAGCGAGAATGTGAACACAAACTATGTCGTCTCAGGCGATCCCGTCGGAAGCGTTGAGGACTGGGAAGCCGAGCACAGCCCGAAGCACTAAGCTCGCTTGGTCACCTCAACATGGCCCGCAAGCTGCGCTGGTCAAATGCCCGGCCGATGAGATCTTCTACGGTGGGGCGCGAGGCGGCGGCAAGACTGACGGGATGCTCGGCAAGTTCGCCATCAAGGCGTCCCGATATGGCGAGGATTGTGTTGGGACGTTCTTTCGGCGGACTCGTGAGGACCTGAAAGAGGCGATTGAGCGGTCAAAGCAGATTTACGGCCCGCTCGGCGCATCATGGAATGAACAAAAGAAATGGTGGACGTTCCCGAATAAGGCGCGGTTGAAGTTCGAGTATCTGGACAAGGATGCCGACGCGGACAATTACCAAGGGCACAATTATACCGATATTTTCTTTGAGGAGCTGACGCACTGGGCCGATCCGACGCCGGTCAACAAACTGCGAGCTACATTACGCTCAGCGACGGGAGTGCCGTGCCAGTTTCATGCTACTGGAAACCCGGGCGGCCCTGGCCACCAATGGGTTCGCGAGCGCTACATCACGCCGGAGCCGAGCGGCTGGAAACTGATCTGGGAAGACTTTGCGAATCCGTTCACGGGCGAGAAGATCCGCAAGAACCGGGTGTTCATCCCGTCGAAGCTGAGCGACAACCATTATCTGGGGTCGGATTACGTCGCCAACCTCTATCAGTCAGGCTCGAAGGAACTTGTCCGGGCTTGGCTAGAGGGCGATTGGGACGTCATCGAAGGAGCGTTCTTCGATTGCTGGGATGCGTCGCGGCATGTTGTGCGGCCATTCGAGATACCTGAGGACTGGACGCGGTTCCGATCGGGTGACTGGGGCTCGGCCAAGCCGTTCTCGTTCGGCTGGCATGCAGTCGTCGGCGATAAGTTTCGCCTGCCATCTGGGCTGTGGCTGCCCCGAGGTTGCTTGGTGCGCTATCGAGAGTGGTACGGCATGCAGCCCGGTAAGCCAAACGTCGGGCTCAAGATGAACGCGGATGCGGTTGGCCGGGGAATAGCTGAGCGGGAGGCTAAAGATCCCAAACTGGTCGGCGGCGTGCTCGATCCGGCCGCGTTCAGCGAGGACGGCGGCCCCTCGATCGCCGAGCGGATCAATGCCGAGCTGATTAAAGCGAAGTTGGTCCCGTTCAGGCCGGCGGATAACAAGCGAGTGCCTGGCCGTGGCGCGATGGGCGGATGGGATCAGGTTAGAGGCCGCCTTGAGGGAGATGAGGACGGCTTGCCGATGCTGGTCGTGTTTTCGACCTGCCCCGACTTCATCCGAACGTTTCCAGCACTGCAACATGATCCTTTAAAGCCGGAGGACGTTGACAGCGACATGGAAGATCACGCCCCGGACGATGAGCGATACGGCTGCATGTCGCGGCCGTGGATTCGCAAGCCGCCGGCCAACGAGAAGCCCAAGAACATCTCCGGCTACAAGCCGGCGAAAGTCTCGGGCGATAGCGAAAGCCAAAAGGTTTATTGAGATGGGTAGAGAGGACATCCAGATCATTCCGCCGGGCCCATACGTTTGCCCATTCCAACGCGGCGCTGAGCCATGTGATTGCCCGGACTGTCTCCGCATGTCATCGCTGCGGATCTGGGGCTCAACCGTAACCTGCGAGGAACTTGCAGCGGCTTTCGATGCGCTCGCGCGGGTAGAAATTCCCATTGGGGCTAAAACCACAGGAGAGTAACATGGACGAGAACCAGACCAACCCGGAAGCCAAGTCGACCCTATTCGTTCCGAACGACCGCACTCAGGGAGTGATCGAGCCCGCCAAGCCTGCCGTCACGAAAGAGCCCGCAGAGCCCAAGGTCGACCACATCGCGGAAATCGCCGTCCTCGCCAACTCGCTGACCACTGCGAGCCCGTCAGGCGCCGAGAGCATCCGGGATCAGATCCTGCAGCGCTGCGCCGACATCAAGGACCCCAAGGCCTATGACGCGCGCATGGCGGCCCAGAAGAAGGCCCATGACGAGGCCGAGGCCGCCAGCAAGAAAATCCGCGAGGCCGACAAGGCGAAAGCCAAGGCCGCTTGATGCAGATCTGAGCCAGTCTGATGCAACCGCTTCTTCAGCCCCCGGAGCCCATGACAGCCGGGGGCGGAGTCTCGTCTATCGATGACGACAGCGCCCAGTATCTGAGCGTCGACAAGCTGAAGAAGCAGTATTACGACTACCTCGGCGCCAAGACGGCCGAGGTGGAAGAAGCCCGCGAAGCCCGGCATTATTACCACGGCGATCAGTGGACCGATGCAGAAATCGCCGTGCTGCAGCGGCGCAAGCAACCGGTGGTCACATCGAACCGGATCGAACGCAAGATCAACGCGGTTGTCGGCATCGTCGAGAAGTTGCGGCAGGACCCGAAAGCCTACGCCCGGACGCCGCAGCATGAGCAAGGCGCTGACGTTGCGACCGCGGTCATGCGGTATTGCCTGGACACCAACGATTGGAAGTCCAAATCCACCCGCAACGCGCGGCTGGGTGCGATCGATGGCATTGCTGGCGTAGAGTTCGACCTTGAGACGGGAGATGTCGGCGATCCGGATTTGGCGATCCACATCGTTTACGCTGATACCTTCTTCTACGATCCAAGGTCGTTCGATGAGGGCTTTACCGACGCCCGTTACATGGGAATCGCGAAGTGGATCGACGTTGACCAGGCCAAGGAGCTAATCCCATCAAAGGCGTCCGAGATTGACGACCTGATGGAGACAGGATCAGACGTCACGACCTCTGCCGATCAGGACCGGGAGCGGGTGTGGGTCAACACCAGCCTGAAGCGGCTGCGGATGGTTGATCACTGGTACATCATGAAGGGGAAATGGTGCTGGACGCTCTATATCGGGAACACCGTCATGATGCAGGGCCAAAGCCCGTTCCATGACGAGAAGGGCAAGACGTTTCCCCGCTTCCTGATGTTCTCTGCGGCTGTCGATCACGATGGCGACCGTTACGGGTTCATTCGGAACCTGAAGAGCGCGCAAGACGAAATCAACATGCGCCGGTCGAAGGCGCTGCATTTGCTCAATACGCGCCGTGTGGTGTCCGAGAAGGGTGCCGTTGACGATATCGAGATTGCGCGGCGCGAATGGGCCAAGCCGGACGGATGGGTTGAGGTCAACCCGGGCCTGAAGATGGAGCCGGACGAGTCCGCCAATCAGGATTTTGCCGGCCAGCTCGAAATGCTGCAGGAGGCCAAGACCGAAATAGAGAACTTCGGGCCAAACCCGGCCTTGATCGGGCAGGGCCTTGAGGATTCATCCGGACGGGCGATTGCGCTGCTGCAACAGGCGGGCATGGCCGAGCTTGGCCCGTATTTGTCGTCCTTCAAGAACTGGAAAATCCGGGTTTACCGCTGCATCTGGAACATCATCACGGAGCATTGGAAGGCCGAGCGCTGGATCCGGGTCACCGATGACCAGAACGTGGCGCAGTTCTTCCAGATCAACAAGCTTGAGGTTGACCAGTACGGCCGCCCGGCGATTGTCAACGCCATCGGCTCCATGGATGTTGATTTCATCATTGACGAGGGTCAGGACAGCATCAACATGCAGGCCGACGCGGCGATGACGCTGCAAAACCTCGGCCCGCAGTTCGCCCAGCAGTTCCCGGAGATCGCGATCGAGCTTTCGCCGATCGAGTCCGTCATCAAGACCAAGATGCTGAAGAAGATCCAGGCTGCGCAGAACGCGCCTCCCAAGCCTGACCCGAAGATCCTCGCCCTGCAGGCCCAGCAGCAGCTTGACCAGCAGGCGGCGGCCCAAGCGGCCCAGCAGAAGCAGGCCGAGTTCGTCGCTGAGCAGCAGCGTGAAGCGGCCAAGGCCGAGTTCATGCGCGAGCAGACGCAACAGCAGATGGCGTTTGACTGGCATCTGAAGGAACAGCAGGCCGGGCTTGAAATGGAGATCGAGCAGCGCCGGGCGCAGAACCAGATGCGGATTGACGCCATGAAAGCGGCTGCAGGCATCGAGGCCGCGAGGGCCAAGGGCGAGGTTGACGCGGAGATCGCGCGATCTAATGCTAAGTCAAAGGAAGGCGCCGAATGATCAGCATCTCCCAGCGCGCATCCCCCGGTGATCAGGTAATTACGTCATCCGCTGACCATATTGGAGTTCCCGCATCATCCGTTACGGAGACGCTGAAAGGGCCAGTATCCGGCTTGAGATAGATTGGTGGAACCAGACCATCCTTATTAAGGACTATTGGATCGGGATGCATGAGGGTCAATTCAGGGTCGGCGAATGATGGTTTCGACAAATGGAGCCGACCATAGCCTAAAGGGATGCCGGCGGCGTTAGATTGCTGGGGAGCAATTACCAGTCGCTTCATTGAAATTTTCCTCCGTAGATAAGCGCGATCATACACCTGCTTTACACGGAGAACAAGAATCGCACGAGCCGGCGACACAGGCTCAAGACGACCCCGCACGCCTGAGCGACATCAGGCAAACGTCTTCGCACGATACGCGAAAGGGTAAAATATGCCGATTGAAGCACTTGAGGGATTGACGGACCAAGACCTGTTCAACGAGGCCAACGCGGACGAAGTACCGGCTGAAGCCGAGACTGAAGTTCCGGAAGCCGAGCCTGAGCAGGACGAGCAACCGCGCGACGACGCGGGTCGTTTCGCTGGCAAGCCAACCGAGGAGCCTGAGAAGCCCGTTGCGGAGACGCAGGCCGAAAAGCCTGTCGTCGATGACAACGCGCCGCAGGTTCCGTCGTGGCGGGTCAGGGAGATCAACGAAGAAAAGCGGGCGCTCGCCGAACGACTGACGGCACTTGAGACCGAAAGGAATCAATGGCTGGCAGAACGTCAGCGGCTCACGGCACAGGACAAGCAGGCTCCGAAGGTGGAGGCGGCAAAACCTGATCCGCTGCTCGATCCGGAAGGCTACGAGAAATACCTTGAAACCAAATTCGAGGAACGGCTCCTGAACGACCGGCGCGAGTCCAGCCTCGCCAATGCCCACAAGACATACAAACAGGAGTTCGAAGAGGCCTACGCGGCTGCACAGAAGCAAGTCGATCCTGCGCTCAAGGCTCGCATGCAGCAGTCACGTGACCCCGGCGAAACCCTGATGGAATGGCACCGTGAGCAGAAGACCCGTGCTGAAGTCGGCAACGATCCCAACGCCTATTTCCAGAGGAAGCTGGACGCATGGCTTGCTGACCCGGCCAACCAGGCCAAGGTCATCGAGCGGGCGCGCAGCACCGCAACCCAGCAACCCGGCCAGACCCAGCAAGGGCGCCCGGCCGTTTCTCTCCCACCGTCCTTGACCAGGGCGACCAACGCATCAGCGGATAGTTCCGCGGATGACAACGACATCTCGAATGATGGGCTCTGGCGCCACGCCAACGCCTAAAACCAGCCGAACCCCTGATGACCGACCCGCCTTGATGGCGGGTTTTTTATTGGGCTGACGGCTTCAGAAAGGACAAGCCGTCATGGCTCTCACTACGATCCAGGCCAACAACAAGGTCATCAAGTTCACCAAGCAGGTCAATCGGGAATGGGTTCGCGAGAACTATTTCTCGACCTACATGGGCGAAGCCATCACCTCGATCATCCGCAAGCGCATGGAGCTGACCTCCGGCGGCGAGCAGATGAATATCCCGATGGTCGCCCGCCTCGCGGCAACCGCCGTCGCCTCCGGCGCTCTGGCCGGCAACGAAGAAGTCATCGACAACTACGGCCTGCGAGCCTGGATCGACTGGGGTCGCAACGCGGTCAAGACCAACAAGGCGGAAAAGCAGAAGGATTCGGCGGCGATCTTCGATATTGCCCGCCCGCTTCTGTCGGACTGGCTCAAGGAACTGACCCGTGACGAAATCTGCGATGCGCTTTATGCGCTGGTGTCGGAATCTGCGCCTGCCGGGCTTGGTTCAGCCGCCGGCCAGCGCGTCAACGGGATCCTGTTCGATTCCTCCACCGCGGCCCAGAAGAATACCTGGGTGGTGGACAATGTCGACCGCGTTCTGTTCGGCAAGCTGAAGTCGAACTACTCGGCCACCTTCGCCACGGCGACGGCAACCCTGGACACGACCGACGACAAGTGCAACCGCGCTGCCATGCGGCTGCTGAAGCGTATCGCCCGCACCGCCAACCCGCGTATTCGGCCTTTCAAGACGGTAGACGGGAAGGAATACTTCGTGGCCTTCCACGGCACGCGCACCTTCCGGGATCT